GAACCAAAGCAACATCACCAAAGCTGCCATGGACGATAACGAAGCGGCACACACCAAAGCCGAAAAAGCAAGGCAAGCATGGCCGATGAGCAATACCTGACGGTTGGAAACTGTGCTCTCCAGTACAGAGGAGAACAAGGAATTATCACTATTCAGCCATACAATAAGGGCTGACAAAGCTGCCGGTTGCAGCTGGAGGGTTGTTTGTTTTTTCATTTTGGAAAGCGATTTAAAATGAAATTAAACAATATGTTAACTAAAATACGGGCGCGGAACTAACTGCCCAAAAAATTAAGACTTAACTCAAAAAAAAGAAAGTTCCGCTTTCCCGTCGCTTTCCACCTTGATTAGGCAGTGGGGCCATTAAGCGCACCACACGGGGGTCGGAACTATATGTTACACCATGGGCATAAAAAATGCCAACGGCATAGTTGGCGAACTGACTCGCCTAATCAAAATGGAAAGCACTGCAAAGATAGGGAGAATTTCGGAATTTACAAGCAAAAATAAACGGTAAACGTAAGTATTTAACACAAAAACACAATTCTGCATTGGTTATTGAGGTAGATAACACAAAACGTGAAGGCGGTTATAAGAAAAGGGCTCCAGCCATAGCCGGAACCCTTGAACATGCATTTATCAATAAAGCGAAAACTTCTACTTTGCAAAGATAAGGAAAAAGGCGATATTAACTATGAAACCACCTTCTTATTCTTCTTATCCCTATTAGCTATCAACTTTTGAACTGTCTGCAACCGTGACTCATAAGTCGCAATCGAATCATCCAAACCTTCATCCTTACAAACCAATAGAATTTCTTGAATCAAATTCAATTCTGAATCATAATCCTTCATACGTCTATAACATATACAAGCTTGATGAATGGAATACAACCCTTCTTCTTCAGCTGCACATCTTATGAATATATCAACAGCTTTCTCTGGATGATCATATTTCAATTTCTCCGCTAAAGCTAAATCCGGACAGTTTTCCATTGCTCGACTTCTTGGCGTTGAAACCTTGAATGAAACTCCACTTCCGACATAAACATTTTTACCTACTTCAATCTTATCCAAAGATTCATACTTCATACGGAAATATGCCGATTTCTCAATATAAGCATCTACATATATGAAAGGTATATCATCATTCGTCACTTTAGTAACAACACACTTGTCTATCGATTTCAGCAATCTAAAAAATAGAAAGCTATATTGCTTTTCAACATAACCAATATGAGCAGCCGTTGTAGTAAGCACTTTCATTGCATAAGCATCCTTCGGATTATTTGATTCGTGCTTCAACAAAAGCATATCACCTACTTTTACATTCTTAGCAATCTGAACTTCTAATGACGAACGATAAATTGTACCTTTTACTGCAAAGTTTACTATTTTATATTCTTTCTCACAAACCTTTTTTGGTTCTTGCAAATTAGGCTCAAACTTTTCATCAGATTTACCAATAGCCTGTACAGGCTTCTTTGGTTTATAATCTGCCACATCATTCTTTGAAAGGCATCTAAAAAAGATAACCAAAATCAATATTATTACAGGAATTACAACAAAATATATCATAGCTAAAATTATACACCTCTATCCAATATAACTTAAACAAGAAAAACAACATAGTAGATTATTATAAAAAGCCCCACCAATATAGGTAGGGCCAGGGGTCTTAATTAATAATCCGTTATCACAAAAGAGAAAACGAAGATAGTTCTTTAGCAAAGGAAAAGAGTGAAGTTCTAATTCTCTCTTTCTGTGCAGCACGCGGTTTTGTCTGACCATGCATATACGACCACAATTGCTTCTGGTGTATGCCAGTGATGCGTTCAAGACCGGCCAAAGTGAAGAATTTGTTGAAGTGGTTCAACAAAGATTCCACATCATAGCACCATTCTATTTCATACGGACCCTTGATTATCTCCGGCCAATTCTCATAAGGTTGTGTACGTTTAATTTGTTCAATGGACGTCTCCACATCTTTTTTGCATTGTTCCAGAGTATCACCAGCCGCAAATATACCGTCACAATTCTCTGAATAAGCCCCAAAGCTATCCTTACTTGCACAAATGGTAATAATCAATTTTTCCATAATCCGTTTATTTTAAATATTATCTTGTTTTTTAGAAAGGGTGGGGCTTACAGCCCCTCCCCATCATAGTCCTAACTGCCTTGCTATCTTTCTCCGAAGAGGTTCCGGCATTTCTTTCGCCCCATGGTAGGGAACCGGAACAGATAGCACTCCATCTTTTAAATAGAAGTAATGACTTCCTTCAGCATGGCTGTATTTCCATCCAGCCTTTCTGATTTTTAAATGAAATTCTTTATACTTCATCTTCACAGACTTATTAATTAAGACACTGCAAAGATAGAAATATTTCTATTATTCACAAAGAAATAATAGAAATAAATCAATTATTAAACAAAAAATTCTCCTCCGTGGTTCAAGAAACGGAAAAATTAACCACCCTACCAAACAAACGGGTCCCATTCTTTTTGCGAGCGTGCTCGCAAAAAGAATGGGCGACCGCCTCGCCCACCCTATCAGATTCTGCCTTCATCGGCATAACTATAAAAACTGCCATCCGTCACAATCACGTGGTCAACCATCCGAATGTTCATCAGTTGGCAAACTGTGTTCAGTTCCTTAGTCAATTTATCATCTTCTCGACTTGGTCGGGTGCTACCGCTCGGATGATTATGTACCAAAGCCAAAGCCGATGCGCCGCACAAAAGAGCCTCTTTCATCACTACCCTAACATCGACTGCCGTACACGTCAAACCACCTTTAGAAATCCGCTGTTTCTTGATGGTTCGGCTTGCTTGGTTCAGGAAGATACACCAACATTCCTCTACCGACAAATTAGCCATCAAGCCAACCATTTGGTTATACACGTCTTTTGCGTGGGTGATTGTCGGGGCTTCCTCCTTTTTGGCTTTCAATCGGATGTAAAGTTCAACGGCTGCCGTTGCTACCTCCTTGCGTCCCGGTGTCAGTTGGTTCATCACATCGTCAAACGTGAAATCATCCATCAATTCTACTTTCTTGCGGTTGGTTATCTTATATATCAACTCGCTTTCATTCAAGGTTCTCATATCGTTATCAAAAAGTGTTCTCATGTCCTTATTTGATTAATGTTCTACCTAAAAAATAACCTCCCACTACTTCCGCTCCGAAGCTTTCCAATTCACAAGCAAATCGGGCATAACTGAAACCTCGTGTCAAAATATCATCGAAGAGCAGCACCTTTTTCCCCTTGAAAAAGCGTTCCTTGAACTTGATGACTTGCACCTTTTCAATTTTCTTGCTGCATTTGGTTTCGTGAATCGCCAATCTTGCACCCTCTATATGGATGGCATTGTAGGCATTCTTCGCACCTGTCAAGCGGCACACCTCTTTCGCAAATTCTTTGTATCGTATCTCATTTGCTTCTGCCGTACTTGCAGGAATACAAGCCAAACAAAGGTCCGTACATTCCGCACCAAACTGCTTGCGAATCTGCTTTGCTACCAATTCCGCCACTTTCAAACTACGTTTGCCGCTCTTGAAGTCCCAAACCAATCTGCGGACTTTCCACTCTTCTTTGCTTGCTTCATACTTGGTCGGTAGATAGTCGAAGAAAGAAAACATCAACTTCTGCCACTGCGCCATATAGGCTTCATTCATCTTTGCTGCCATACTCTATGATTTTTAGGTTTATTCTTGAACTTGAAGCTGAGGGTGTAAGCCTTTTTATTTTTGCTCTACCTGCTCTGAGCTTTTTTTTATTCCGTCACTATCGCTTCGGTTTGTTTCGCCTTTTTACACTGCATCAAAAGGTGTTCAGAGAGAGCACGACAAGAATCCGCCTAAAACCAACGGCTTGAATACGACTTGAAGAGTGGAGATTTTTTAAGCGGACATCGCCCGTTCTTGGCAGCTGGAGCAGAACATATACCTTTGCAGTCGTGAAAAGCGACACACCGAAGCCATTGGGAAAGGCACAAGGGCGAAGAGCAGAACAAGTAGAGCAAATCTCCGTGTACGGAATCCTGATGTACGGAACCGTGATACCCTTTAGAGTATCTCAGTGACATACAACAGGGCAATCAACAGAAAGCATTGCTTTCTACCGCTTAACCGCGAAAAGTCCAAGGGTATGTAGGGTACCGCATACGCTTGGACTTTTCGCGGCGCCCGATATTTCAGAATATAACGAAGCATTAAAAATCAAGTAATTAAATCACTATTTGTTTTGCCAATTCAGACATTTTTCGTATATTTGTATATGCGGAAAGGGCTCAAATTCAACAGATTACCTCTGCAAACCATCCTTGAAAACTCCGATTTATTTCAAGATTCCGCTCCTCAAAACAACAAGTACCCCAAAATCAGCATTTTACCCCTCAAGTTGACCGCACGGAGTGCGGAAGAGGCGGAGCCCTCCCCCCACCGCCCTACGCAAAAAATCTCATCACCTTCTTTTAGGCTTGCGGAATATGTACAAGAATCACAACAAACGGCGGTAAGCGCACAAAAGAAACCGCACATCTTCGTGAGATGCACGGTTTACCGCTATCAAAGTGATTACCTAAAAAGAAGAAGTAACAAATGTCTGGAAGTGAATCCTAGGGAACTTCTCACAACCAATACAAAGGGTATCGAAAGCATCGCTACCATCGGTGCGGCTCTCCAGCCTGTCTTCATCCGTCTCGGCCAGCTTCTCACCTCGCTTATCCTTGCCACCATTATAGACACCGGCAGTCTGAACGGAGATAAGCAGGTCATCATTGTTCTCCACATTGAACATCGGCATGAGATTGGCTTGTCCGGAGAACATGCGGTTGATAAGGAGATGCTTTTCGGAATGTCCCATCGGATTGCCCAGATACACCGCATCCACCTGCCAACCATGCTTGATGAACTCATGTTCAATGACCCATTTGAAATCCTGGTCATTGACCGCATAGTTGGAACCAAGAGCCGTGGAGTCATAGTAGAACACCACCTTCTTGGTCTTGTGGTGACGATAGTACTTCACGAAATCGGCCACCAATTCGGGCAACTTCCGTTCGTACTTCACAAAGAAAGACTTGAGCACCCGTAGCTTCGAGCCTTGCGGTTGTCCGGCTACCAACCAGTTGATGTTGCGGTTAAAGTCGAAGGCTATACATATCGGCATGGACGGGTCCACATCCGAATCGGCCAAGCAAGTCGGCTCCTTCAGCTTGTCGAACTTGTACTCCAAGCTATCGAGATAATCGAAGTTCGATGCCTGATACTTATGCCGATGCGTCATGGACGAATAGAAACCGTCCTTAGCGATACCGATGCGCTTGCAGAGGATAGAAGTCTGGAAGGTCAACGGAGGAAGGTCACGTTTCATTTCGTTCACCCATTTCTCGCCCAACACCTGCATGTTCCATATAGAAGAATACTCCTTATACATGACCGCAACCGAACGCATCCGGCAAAGGTCACGATTCAAGGTGCGAAGCATGGAACGCATGTAAGCCGGCACTTCCTTGCCCGACGCTTGCAACTCCTTCACTTTCTTCTTGAGTCTCCATATCTCGAACACCGTGCCTTGAATGACCTCTATCAATTCGGGATCACACTTCTTTTCATACTCCAAGAACCAGGAGCCCTTCTTCGTTACAGGCATATCTGAAGATATCAGCATACCATGATGAAAGAAATGGTGTCCGAAGTGCTGCTTGTTTCCACGGTTGGCAGGAAGCGTCTCGTCCTTCAACTGGTCAAAGTTGATGAACTTGGCTTCATCGATGTCGATTGCATCATACGAATGGGAGTTGGAGGTACCGCTTCTATCCTGAGAGATGATATATCCGATGGAACCATTATAGAAAGAAAGGATATTCTCCCAATTCTCGGGCTCAAACAGTGGCTTGCCCCATCCCCATGATTGTGGGGGCTTTCGTCCCACGGTCCAATGCAAGTCGCGTTTGAAGCCCCAGTTCTCCCAATGAATGAGCATGGAAGGCAGCGTGTTCGTCAGGACACGCTTACCATTGGCTCCGACAATCCCTGTAATGCTACCGGGCATACGCTGCATGTTCCGCAGATTCCATGCCGCATGGACAATCCCCTTACCAATACCACGGCCACCCACCAAGACCGTGTCCTTGGCAGCCGTGTACATCGTTTCCATCTGCGGATCATTAAAGTACTGCTTCATCGTTCTTTATCGGGGGATTAAAAATAGATTCTTCATTGAACTCCACTTCTTCGAAATCCACATCCTCAACATCTTCAGACCAATATTGGGCAATCTTCGACTTGATGCGTTCACGGATGTTCGGGATAGCCTTGATGCCAATCACACTCGGGTCATCCGTCGGTTCGAACGGTTGCACCACAATCTTGTCGTAACCCTTATCGAGGATATCTTCCTTATCCAGTTGGGTATATTTGCCATAGAAGTTGGTGGCTTGCGCCATGGCACGAGCATCCTTGATACGCTTGGCCATTTCGTAAGTCTCCTCAATCATCTGACAGAACTTGAAACGGTGATAGTCCTTGGTAGTCTTGTTCAAGTCACCCAAGAGCCTCTTGATGATACGCACATCCTCATAGGCCGCCGACTTGCCAATCTTGTATCTCCGTTCCAGTTCACCCACAATCTCCAAGTCCTTCTTGCGTGGGAATTGGAGCCAAAGATTATACATATCCCGAAGCCGAATCAGACGTTTCTGAATCAGTTCGGGAATCCCGTCAGTCACCATTTCGCTGACATCAGCAAAAAGGTACTTCTGACAGACATCAATTGTTGCTGGTACCGGCATAACTATAAATCTTCATCTGAATCCATATTCAACAAATAACCATTGGTAAGCTGCACAGCCAACGGACTACCTACATTGGCCAACTCCAGTTCCTGTTTACGAAGCTTGAGTGCCGTTTCTGCCTTGGCCTTGTAGTAAGCCAATGAAACGGATGATGAACGGTCACGAATATCGATGCGCAGCACATCGACATCGACACCCATCATCACAGCGATATCGCTGACGGGAGTGAGAAACCCCGCGAGTTCACTCACCCTTTGAAGTTGTTCCGTTGAATAATCCATCTAACAAAATTGAATGATTGTTTACTATATCAGAGAATTGTGAAAGAAGCTTGGAGTAAACGTCCGGAGAGGTGGATATCATTCCACTCTCCGTCCGATTGCCCCTTGTCTGGT